CAATCTCGATCTCTGCTGGCGGTACAGGCCAAGGGAGCAAGACTGCCGCTTTTAACGCACTGTCTCCTTCTACAAGCAAGGGCGACATCATCTCTCATACGGGATCGGATAATGTTCGTGTTCCTGTAGGCACTGATGGACAGATCCTTATTGCTGATTCCACGCAGACAAGCGGTGTTAAGTGGGGGTCTGTTACCGGAGTCGGTACGGTTACATCGGTAGGAATTTCTCCTCCCGCATTTTTAACCGCTGGTGCTGCCGTTACGAGCGCTGGCAATATCTCCTTAACTTACTCAGGGACAGCCATACCGATTACCTCTGGTGGTACGGGATTGACTGCGTTAGGGACTGCTGGACAAGTTCTTAGAGTTAACTCTGGAGGTACGGCGCTTGAGTACGGGCCTGTTACTGGGACGGGTGATGTTGTTGGGCCCGCCTCATCGGTTAATGATCAGATCGCTCTTTATAGCGGGACAACCGGCAAACTTATCAAAGCAGCGACAACGACGGGTTTGCTGAAAGCATCGACAGGGGCAATATCCGCTGCTGTGGCTGGAACAGATTATGTTGCGCCTGGTGGGGCATTAGGCACACCTTCTACTGGAAACCTTGCCAATACGACAGGGTTTCCTGCTGCAAACCTAAGCGGTCTCGGAACGGGTGTTGCAACTGCATTAGGTCAAAGCATTGGCTTTGCAGGAGCCATGCTTACGAATGGTGGTTCTCTAGGAACACCCTCTGGCGGTACGTTGACCAATGCTACAGGCTTGCCGATCAGTACAGGCGTATCAGGGCTAGGTTCTGGCGTAGCTACGGCGTTAGGTATTACAGCGGGTTCAGCAGGCGGTCTAGTCACTTACAACGGCGATGCTGGCACACCTTCGTCACTTGATCTTACTAATGCCACAGGACTTCCGTTATCTACTGGCATCACCGGAACATTAGGCGTATCTAACGGTGGCACGGGTTTAACATCCATTGGGTCGGCCAATCAATACCTGAAGGTTAATTCAGGTGGGTCGGCATTAGAGTTTGCAACGCTAACAGCGGGTGATGTAAACGGGCCTGCAATTTCAACAGATAACGCTATTGCAAGGTTTGATTCAACGACTGGCAAGCTATTACAGAACTCTAGTGCAAGCATCACCGATCTTGGTCAGGCATCGTTTGTTGGTTACGCACAAGTCACAGCAAACACAGGTGCAGGGACTTCTGGTTACTTAGAACTACAAAGTAACGACGCTGGCTCTGGAACTAAGACACTACGCATTCAACCAAGCAATGCAGCCACAACGTCTACACAGACGTACACTTTCCCCACGGATTATGGCTCTGGCGGTCAGTTCCTAAGTACAGATGGGTCGGGTAATCTTTCTTGGGCTACTGGCGGGGGTGGTGGATCGGGTGGCCCAGTTCTTGAGTCGCAGATTCAGATTAGCCAGAATTACACTATTTCAAGCAACACCAACGGTCTATCGGTGTCACCGGTGACGGTTGCAGCAGGGTATTCAGTCACCGTCGGCACAGGCCAAGCCTGGATGATTTTAGGTTAAGGAAGCGATATGAGTAAGATTAAGCTACAAGGTAATGCGTCTGGAACAGGAACGACTACGTTCCAGTCTGCTAACACCTCATCGAATACGACCTTTACGCTTCCAGGGACTGATGGAAGTGCAAACCAAGCTATTGTTACAGACGGTTCAGGCAATCTTACATTTGCTTCAGTACCGTCTACAGGGTCGGCAAATACTTTTACGGCAGCGCAAACCTTCAGGGCTGCTAATGCGGTTAGGTCTGAGGCTGCGTCAACGCAAGATGCCATTGTGGTTGCTGGTAGGGCTGGAGGGACAAGTTCTTATGCAACGACGCTAACACCGGCTACTTTGTCTGCTAACAGGACGGTTACGTTTCCTGATGAGACTTTTACGGTTGGTTATATAAACGCACCGCAGAGTACAAATACGACGGTAGCGGCATCAGACGCTGGCAAGCATATTTACTTTACGGGCGGCTCTACTGCTACCCTTACGGTAAACACAAATGCGACAACAGCAATTGACGTAGGAACCGTTATTCTTGTAGTCAATAACAACTCTGGAAATCTTACAATTTCTGGTGCTGGTGTGACGTTTCAGCTTGCTAACGGCGCAACGGGCAATAGGACAGTGGCAACAAAAGGTATGGCTACCTTACTGAAGGTGGCAACCGATACTTGGTATGTTTCTGGAGCGGGAGTAACCTGATGGCTGGCGCATTATCGGCAATAATTGCCGCTGCCTTTAGAGGCTCGGCTGGATACACCATCGTCCAAACCTTTACCGCTACGTCTACTTGGACTTGCCCTACTGGTGTTACAGAGGTTGAGTATTTGGTTGTTGCTGGTGGTGGCGGGGGTGCAACTAACTTTGGTGGTGCAGGCGGCGCAGGTGGATTCCGCACAGGCACAGGATTGGCAGTAACGGCAGGATCGGATTACACAATTACCGTTGGAAATGGTGGAGCAGCAGCAATAAAACCAAGCGCCGCAGATGGGTCTGCTGGAGGCACCTCATCAATTGCAGGGCCATCTCCTTTTAGCACTATTTCGTCTGCTGGTGGCGGTGGTGGAGGGCGCGGAGGATTCCCTGGCAACAGTGGAGGTTCTGGTGGTGGCGCGGGCGGGGGTGCTGGTTTTGTTGGTGGCGCAGGCAACACGCCATCCACAAGCCCTTCTCAAGGAAATAACGGTGGAAACAGTGTCGGATCACCTTCAAGTACCGGAGGGGGCGGTGGGGCATCAGCGGCTGGGCAAAATGCAACAACAACAAAAGCAGGAGACGGTGGTAGCGGAACAGCATCTTCAATTACTGGATCTTCCGTTACCTATGCCGGTGGTGGTGGTGGAGGTGGCTATACACCTAATGGTACAGCCGCAGGAACTGGCGGTGCTGGCGGTGGTGGTAATGGTTCAGCAACAGATGGCGGGCCTGCTGCTCAGTCTGGAACAGCTAACACAGGCGGTGGTGGCGGTGGTGGAGCGGGTTCAGGCCCATCAGGGGGTTCTTCAGGTGGCGCAGGTGGCTCCGGAATTGTTATCCTCAAGTACACCGTACCAAGCCAAACCGTATTTACGTTCAAAGGCACTACTACTTGGAAATGCCCGATAGGTGTGACTAGCGTTGACTACCTTGTGGTTGCGGGTGGTGGGGGTGGGGGCTTTGATTTAGGGGGCGGAGGCGGAGCAGGGGGTTATAGAACTGGGTCGGGATTAAGCGTTTCTTCCACTGGTGGCCCCAATTCCGATGGTGTTTACACAGTCACTGTTGGTGCAGGCGGCTCCGCTGGAACCTCTTCACCAAAAACAAGTGGGTCAAATGGGGATAGTTCTGTATTTAATACTATTACTTCTAATGGTGGTGGTGGCGGTGGCAAAGTATTGACAGCGGGAGCAAATGGAGGGTCAGGTGGTGGGGGTGGTGGTAACTACACTGGGTCAGGAGTTCCTTCTCCAGTAAATGGAGGGAGTGGTAATACGCCATCGATTCCAGCTCCGGCAGTGCAAGGATATGCCGGAGGGAGTGCTGTAGGGAGCACAACAGGTGGTGGCGGTGGCGGCGGTGGTGGGGCGGCAGGTTCAAACGGAACGTCAAGCCCTGTTCAATATGCTGGTGGTAACGGTGGAAATGGAGTACAAGGCCCATCTTTTGCATCTTCTTATGGCGGTGCAGGCCCTGGTGGTACACCGTCTACGGGTTATTTTTCCGGTGGCGGGGGTGGTGGCAGAGGTGTTAGTGGCCCAGCAAATACTGGAGGAATAGGCGGCGGCGGTAGCGGGGGTTGGGAGAATAATTCCCCCGCAAACCCAGGTGGTACAAATACAGGCGGTGGCGGGGGCGGTGGCGGTGGAACAAGTTATGGTGTTGCAGGAACAGGCGGCTCCGGTATCGTAATCATCAAAATCAATCAATAACATGACTACAAAAGTTTATAAGTTCCTAGGAATAGACACAGCCATGCACTTGCTTCGTCCTGGGGCGAAGTGGGAAATCTCTAACAACGTCTTCACACGCTGGGATGATCCGAGACCTTGTCCGAGTATTGAAGAGGTCTACTGGGTGATAGATAAGATCAAGGAGTTTGAGGACAGCATCCCTACGATCTACACCGATGAGCAACTCCGTGAGATGGGCATAGCCAAAGAGGAGTTTGAGCGTGCAGTTGCATAATTTATTCCCCATCCCTGTCGGCTTTGCTGAGTTAGGTAGACCCTTGTCAGATGAGGAATTGTTCTTCATCCGTGAGTTACAGACAAGACCGAATATGGGCAACACCACAAGCACGAACAACTTTGTCTTGCGTGATCCTGCCCTGACCTCACTGCGCTCATTCATCGAAGATGCTGTCTCGGAATACTTCAAAAGCACAATCAATCCTAAGCACAATGTAAGCCTGAGAGTCACACAAAGCTGGTGTAACTACAGCGAACCTGGGCAATACCATCACAAACATGCACATCCCAACAGCTACATTAGTGGCGTGTTCTATGTGCAGACAAACGCTGATGACAAGATTTTCTTTTACAAGGATGGCTGGCAACAAATCAAGTTCCCACCGTCAGAGTGGAACGCATACAACTCTGAGTCCTGGTGGTTTGAGGCTTATACAGGAAGATTGATTCTGTTTCCATCGTCACTGACTCACATGGTTCCTGAAGTCAAAGGCGATGACACAAGAATCTCACTATCGTTTAATACCTTCCCTGTCGGTGTTGTCGGGGAAGAAATGGACTTAACTGGACTTAGGCTGGAGGCGTAATGGCTCACTTTGCCCGTATTGATGAAAATGGTGTGGTGCAACAAGTTGTCGTAGTGGATAACAAGGACACCTCTGATGCTTCCGGCGTAGAAAAAGAGCATATCGGCGCAGCGCATCTTGAAAAGATTCTCGGTGGCACTTGGAAGCAGACTAGCTACAACGGCAACATGCGTAAGAACTACGCTGGGATTGGCTACACCTACAGGGCTGACATTGACGCCTTTGTACCGCCACAGCCTTTCCCTTCATGGTTGCTTAACGCAGACGCGCAATGGGAGCCTCCGGTAGCAATGCCTACTGACGGTCAAATGTACAGTTGGGATGAAGATACAACTTCTTGGGTAGCTCAAAATGGCTAACACAATCAATGCCACATCAGGAATTGGGATTGTCTCTACCGCAGACAACACCAACATCCTTACCTTGCAGACCAATGGCACAAATGGCCTTACGATTGATGCGAGCCAGAATGTATCTTTTGCCAACCAGTTAGTGCTTGGTGTAAGCGGAACGACCATGCAGGTTAGGTTATCTGCTGCTGCTGAGACAGTAACCATTGCTGCTAGTGCTGCTACGGGTACGGTTAACTTTGACGTATCTACGCAATCAATCTTGTACTACACCAGTAATGCTTCTGGTAACTGGACGTTGAACATACGAGGCGATAGTTCAACAACGCTTAACAGCATTATGTCTACAGGACAAAGCGTAACAGTTACATTCTTAGCAACCCAAGGTGGCACTGCTTACTACGCCAGTGCATTGACTGTAGACGGTTCTAGCGTAACACCTAAATGGTCAGGTGGCTCTGCACCTACATCAGGCAATACGAACGGGATTGATGTCTACACCTATACGCTCATCAAGGTAGGCTCTGGTTCGTTTACTGCACTAGCCTCACAAACGAGGTTTGCGTAATGCCTGTCTTGTCTGCATTTGGCGCTGGATCGGCTAGAGGTTTTTCTCCAGCAGCGTCTAATGTCATTGTTGATGGTGAGTATTCGTACGTCTTTAACGGCGCTACAAGTTACTTAAGTACACCAAGCAGTTCTGCATTTCTTCCGTCCGGCACAAGTAACTGGACGATTGAAATGTTCATCTATGTAACAGGTACGGTTGACTCTACAGAAGCCTTGTTTAATGTAGCAATGGATAGCACTTATGCTACTGGCGCAATGGAATTAGCTATTGAGTCAGGCACGAATAAGATCATTATTTACAGGCCATCTAGCGGCTTTTACGCGTCTTACAAGACTACCAATGGGGTTGCGGCAAACCAATGGGTTTATGTGGCTGCAAGTTATGGTTTTACGGGGACGGGTGGCTTAAGAATTTGGATAGACGGAAACCAAGAATACACAACCAATTCAGGGTTTTCCTGGGGACGAACTGGCGTTGCTCAAGTTGGTAGAAGGTTATCAGGTGCTAACAGCAATAATTTCAGCGGTAAGATTTCTAATCTACGCTGGAGGGTTGGAACGTCTGTGTCTAGCGTTTCTGTACCGACATCGCCGCTTACAAACGTATCAAACACAGTCTTATTAACTTGCCAGTCATCAACGATCAAGGATAATTCGACAGCTAACAGCGGCAGTCCTTGGACGCTTACTAACAACAATTCAGTAACCGTATCGCCAACCAGTCCGTTCTATCCATAGGTGCTGTCATGTCTCCGGAACAAAAGTCAGATGTACTTACAGAAGTTGCAAAAGCTGCGCCACCGGTAGCGATAACAACAGCGGTAACTGTAGGCGGTCTGACTTTGAACGAATGGGTGGCAGTTGCTACCTTGCTCTACATTGTGTTACAGTCCGGCTGGCTTGTCTGGAAATGGTTCCATGCCATAAAAGATAAGAAGAATGAAGCACAATCTTCCGATAGTTAAAGTAGTTTGGGAAGATGCCTGCCACGACACT